GCCGGGTAGGGAGGTGAGGCTCTGTGGCTGAGACAGCTCAGCTGATGGGGTCTCAGACTCCACGCATCGACGTGACCCCGCTATATTTCACCTCAGCAGGTGATGACGCAGTCGACTTGGCGGCTGTTGCGGGCCTGCATTTGGACCCTTGGCAGCAGCATGTGCTCCGTGGTGCGCTCGGTGAGCGTGTTGATGGGCGCTGGAAGGCGTTCGAGGTCGGTCTTATTGTTCCTCGACAGAACGGTAAGGGGTCCATCCTTGAAGCTCGTGAGCTTGCTGGCATGTTTTTGTTCGGCGAGCGGCTGATTCTTCACTCGGCGCATCTGTTCGGTACGGCTGTTGAGCATCAGCAGCGTTTGGAGTCGCTGATTCGCGGGTCCGAGCTGGTCGAGTACATGGCTGGCTACGCGGGCGACCCTCAAGGGAAGATGTCAGGCATCAAAACTGGTAACAGTGGCATGTCTTTGACGACTGCGAGCGGTAACCGTGTCCTGTTTAAGGCGCGTAGCCGCGGTTCGGCGCGTGGTTTTACCGCCGACCTGGTTGTTTTTGACGAGGCTTACGATTTGCCGCGTTCTGTGCAGGCTTCGATGCTGCCGACGCTGGCCTCGAAGAGTTTAAATGAGTCTCCGCAAATCTGGTACGCCTCATCTGCTGGCATGCCTGACTCTGAGGTGCTGAAAAGCATCCGTGATAGGGCTTTGGCGCCTGCTGAGGAGACGAAGCTGGCGTTTTACGAATGGTCCGCGTTTGAGGATGCTGACCCGGCTGACCCGGCGAACTGGGCGCTGGCAAATCCTGCGCTTGGTCGGCGCATTTCGGGTGAGTATGTGGATTCGGAGCGCCGCGCGATGAGTGATGAGCATTTCAAGCGTGAGCGCCTCGGCATCTGGTCGAAGGTTGGCTCTTCGTCGGCGATTCCTGCTGATTTTTGGGCTCAGTGCCTTGATCCGGAGTCCCGTTCCGGTGTTGAGGTCGCGTTCGGTGTGGATGTGACGCCCCTGCGTGACGTGGCAACGATTGCCGCAGCGTCTCGCCGGGCTGACGGGAACATCCACATTGAGGTTGTTGATAGGCGTGTTGGTACGGATTGGGTGCCGGCACGTTTGGAGGAGCTGAAGCGTAAGTGGAAGCCTGTGGCGATGGTTTATACGGGTGCTTCGCAGTCGTCTGAGGTGATTGCGAAGTCTCCAAAGTTAAAGCGGATGACTATGGGCCTTGACCACCGCACTTATATGCAGTCGTGCGGCGTTTTCTTTGAGGCGTTGGGTCGTGGCTCGGTTCGGCATACCGGTCAGGAGGAGTTGGATGCGGCTGTTCAAGCTTGTCGACGTTCTAAGGGTGGCAGTGAGTTATGGTATTGGACTCGTGATGATCGAGCTGAAGATATTTCTCCTCTGGTGGCGTGCACTTTGGCACTCCATGGGCTGACGGAGAAGGACAAGAAGGGAGGTAGCCAGTGGGCCGTGTTGTAAAGAACCCCCGAAAATGGGAGAACTACTATAACGGCGAAGCGAGGTTGGACGCTATCGGCGTGTCCTTGCCTCCTGACGTCCGTATTCTTGAAATGCAGGTCGGCTGGCCGAAGCTGGCTGTAGACGTGCTGGTCGAGTCTCTTGTTCTTGACGGTTTCTCGATTTCGCGTCACGGCGGTCAGGATGAGGCTCCTGAGCAGCTGAATCGTATTCTGCAGGCGAACAACTTCCGAACCAAGCTAACTTTGGCGCTGACGGAGGCTCTTGTCTCCGGCGCTGCGTTCATGGTCGTTGGTGGCGGCTCTGACCCTTCTATCCCGCACATTTCCGTGCACAAGGGTGATGAGTTTGAACTGCGGAGGGACGCTACGGGCCGCCTAATCCAGGCTACCCAGACTTATCGCGATGGTTTGGACACGGGCCGGGCTGTTTATGAGCCTGGCGTGACTCGTTTCTTCGCCCTGCGTGATGGTTTTGAGGTGCTCACCCACATTGACGAGCATGGCTTCGATGGTATCCCCGTGATTCCCTTTGTGAATCAGATTCGCCTTGGTGAAGAGGGGCGAAGTGAAATTGAAGAGATCCACAAGCTGTGTGACGCGGCGGCGCGAACGCTGACGAATCTGCAGGTGGCTCAGGAGCTCCTGTCCATGCCTGTCAGGTTTTTGTTCGGCGATGGCGTCGAGGAAATGTTTGTAGACGAGGACGGGAACCCGCGGCGGAACCGCTTGGAAGCCTACTTCGGTAGGTTCCTTGTTGGTCCGTCCGGTTCGCAGACCGGCTCGGTGCCGGGTGCTGACCTGACCCAGCTGCTGAATACGTTCAAAGTCTACGCACAGCAAGTGTCCTCGCAGACTGGCATCCCGCCGTTCATGCTGGGTGTCTCTACAGAGTCGAATCCCGCGTCTGCGGAGGCGATGCGAAGCGCCAAAGACCGTTTGATTACAAAGGCGGAGCTGAAGCAGAGCATTTTTGGTGACGCTGTGGAAGATTTGGCTCGCTGCGTCCTGGCGGTTGCCGGGGTGGACACTGAGGGGCTTGAAACCCTTGAAGCGCGTTGGCGTGACCCTGCGGTTATTTCTCTCAGCTCTCGCAATGCATTGATGCTGCAAGCGCAGGCGCAGGGAGTTGTCTCGTCTGAGACCGTCCGCGAATTCATGGGCCTGTCGCCGGAGCAGCTGAAGCGTGACCGTGCGTTGGACCGCCGTTTGGCGGTGTCGGTGGGAGATCCCGTCTACTAAAGGAGGCGCAGCATGCTTGATGATCTCGCTGCGGCGTATGCTCAGGCGCTCGCCTCAATTGGCGGTGCGTTTGTGGAGGCTTTCACTGATCTGCTGTCTGCGTTTGACCTGTCAGACCGGGCATCAGCTGAGAGGCTGGTTCCTGCGGCGCACCGTGTAATTCAGCGGCACCGCCGTCAGGCGGTCGAAGCCGCTAACGATTACTTGGACGCGTCTGCGGCGCCGTTTGGCGCGCTCGCGTATCATCCTGAGCCTGAGCCCTATACAGTTCAGGCGGTCAGGAAGCTATTTCGTGAGAATCAAGGAGCAACACCTGAGCGGCTAGCTGCTGCGGCGCGGCGTCACGTGGTGATGGCTGGTCGCAGGCAGGTGATGCGGTCTGTCCTGGATGCTGAGTTCGATGAGTTTGCGTCTGAGGATGAGCGTGAGCGTCATGAGCGTGGGTCGGTCACGTTGGAGGGCTTCGATGAGGCTCTGGCGGCGGTGAATGATTCAGCGGATGAGGCTTTGCGTCGGGCAGAGGCGGAGGCAGATAATGCTGATGCTGATTCTGAGCTTCCTCGCCTTCGCCCAGTTGGTTGGGCGCGTGTTCTGCAGGGGCGCTGGTCTTGCGGGTTCTGTATCATGCTTGCCGCGCGCGGCGCGGTTTATTCGTCTGCTGACGCGGCACAGCTCGTAGCTGCTGAGGCTGGCAAGAAATCCCGTGAAGGGGGCTTCCTCTCCCGTCGTGCGAGGACGGAGCTGCGGAAGAGGAACCCGAGAGCGTTCCATGAGCATTGCGACTGCATTGTGGTGCCTGTTTTTGATCCTGAGAATTGGTCGGGGCGGGCTGAGCAGCAGAGGCTGGCTAAGTTTTATCGGGAGACGGTCGAGAAGGAAGACCGTAAGTATGAGGCAGACCCAGAGGGGTATGAGCCAGTCAAGATCTCGACAGTGCTATCGCGTGAGGCTGAGGCTTGGCAAGAGGCTGAGCGGCTTGATGGTAAAGGAGAGCAGGTTGATCCGAAGTATTATGGGGCGCTTGCTTCTGAGATTCCTGATGGTGAGAGGCTGTACGGTCATGAGTTGTTGTTCTTGCTGAGGTTTGAGGCGTTGGGGAATAAGGTTCGGTGGATTAAGCGGCCGGAAGTTATCCCTGGAGCTGGTCGAAAACCTAGCAACGATTTCGTTTGGCTGAATAATGGCGAGCTGATTAGTGAGTTGAAGTCTTCGAAAGATAAATACTCAACGATTAAGACTCGAATTTCTCAAGCCGTATCGAAAGGTCGTGAGCAAGGCGTTGTAAAAGAGAACTTTGTCGTTGACATTGGAAAGTACCGGATGGGGGCAACACTTAAGCGGCAGATGCAATCATATAATCTCCGCAACCCGCATAATCGGATTAAGAATCTTTACGTTATGCACGGAAACGGGCAATATCTAGACCACATTATGTTTGATTGATATTGCTAATATCTACCTGGTACAATGAACGTAGGGAGTTGAGCGACCCCTCTGAAACCCTGAGCCTCACCTATTGGTGAGGCAATAACGCTCGGGCGGCCGCGGCTTTATGCATCGGTCTAGAAGACACCGGAGGCACCACCGGTTAGCTCCCTATAACTTTTGTGAAAGGCATCCTGCTAAGTGGCAGGGTGCCTTTTGCTATACCCGAAAGGAACAAAGATGAGCGAAGTACCTACCGCTGAGGCAAAGGTTGAAGAGCACACTGAAACTACGCCCCCGTGGGAGCGCGACGGCGAGACCTTCGACCCCGAGCGCGCCTGGAAGCTGGTTCAGAACCTGAAAGCTGAGCTGGCCGCTGTGAAGGCAAAGCAGGCAGAGGCTCCTGAACCTGTTGCTGCTGAAGCGCCTGCGCAGGAACCCGAGGATAAGCCCGCTGAGGCTGAGACCCCTGAGCCGCAGGATGATTCTG